CAAATAATAAAACTAATAACGGAAATGTTAATACGTTTATTAATATGTTAAATATGAAAAATATAAAATCAAAATTTCTAATAATATCATTAACAGGGAATGTATTATTCGTTGATTTACAAGTTCTATCATCAATCTCTTTAATCCCTAAGTGTCTCGCTCTTGATATTCCATTTTTATACCTATCAAGAAACATTGCGGTTGTATAAACTTTATTATAGTTCATCTCATAGAATGTATCCTCACAGTTAATTGCAGAAATAGGATCAACATAATCATCCCAATCCAAACTAAACGTATAAGAACGTAATAAATCAAAATAACTTTGTGGGAAGAACGTGAAATTAAATTGTTGTGGTTGTGTATTGTCAATTGGTGTTGATTGTATTGTTAAAATATCACCAGCACTAACAGGTATTACTGTAGTATCACCGTAATATGGTGAACCATTGATAAATACCGTAAAATTTTCAGTGTTTATTTGACTATTAAATAACAAACCACCATCTTGAGCAATCGATTCAGCACCACTAATAGTATTACCAGCAATCGTATCAAAAACTTTTGGTGTTGTCGAATTTGGTGCAAATGGTTCAGAACCAGATGAACTCCATCCATGTTCTTTAATATTCGGAACTAAGAAATTGGCTCTTTGGAATTCATTCTGTAACCCACCTTCATTATTCCATTTGAATTTAAATCTATATCTACCTTTTGTTGGAATACCTTTTGTCGGGTCGTTTGAAATTACTTGTTCTCCAAATTCATTAGTAACTATGTAATCTAAGTTCATCGGTACATTCGCTAAAAATGCTCCGTCCCCATCAATGATCTTCCCATCTTGTTCAAACTTATGTTCTTCAAGAACAGGTAAATTATTTTTATCAGGAAATATTGTTTGTCTTATTGCAAGTATTTGTCCAGGTCCTGATATTAAATCACATAGATTACCTGTGTCGTTTTTAGGTTTACAACTTGTTTTAAGAGCGTCATCATTAGTATTTGATATAATAGACCCCATGAAAATTGCATTAGGTCTAATGGTCACATTTGCCTCAGATGTTAAATCAAAATCAACTCTTGTAATTCCTATCTGACAGATGTCTTCTTGACCCCAAAGTGGTGATATATCAATATTCTTATTTAATGTCTTAATTTGAGGTAATTCACTTAAATTTGAAGACCTTTTGAATGTTGCCCCATTAACTTGTGTTTCCGTTGCTTGACCCGCATTAATTAAATCTTGCGGTGTTAATGAAAAACACCCAATGTCAGATAAGTCAACATCCATGAAAATTGTTTGAGTCCCCGTTGGAACTCCAAAAATCATGTAATCACCACTATCATTTGTTTTAACCGTATATTTGTAATATTTGTCATATACCTCAATATAAGTCTGATCTAATAATACCTCATCTCTATTTGGGAAAGTTCCTGTCGCTGCGTGAACACTATATGATGGATCGTGTGGTAATAAATTGTATCTATAACCCGCATCATTATTATCGGACAATGTTTTATAAGGATATAACTCACTGATTGTTGGATTTAATTCATCCTCGTTAGATAAAGGTATGAATACCGAAACTTTAGCATTTGGTATACCAAAACCTCCATTTACTAAAATCCTACCAACTACAACACCGTAGTCAGAACACACCTTTGTATAAAGATCTGATTGGTTAATTTTTAAAGATAGGATTTCTAAAAAATCAAAATCTTGATCTAACTTTACATTGATGTACTTGTCGACACCTACTTGGGTCCTTATTCTGTATGATTTTGGCATTAAAGTCTTTTTTGATAAATAGTTTATTTCCTATTTTCAAAAAATAGTTCTAATTAAAAAAAAATAAATTATCAGGAGAAATTAACTGTACTTAAATTGATAACTCTAACGTTAATATCTTTGTTAGGGAATCTAATTTGGTAAATTTGTGTTGGTTCAGCAAAAATAGTATCCGCAATTAATTGTATTTGTTTGGTCGCAGGATCTGAATATTTTTGAGATGTTTGATTTGACGAGTACTGACCTCCAACTTTATTGAAGAACTCCATATCCGAAATACTGATCACTCCATTTTCGGCTTGTATCAATCTTCTTAACTCAGATACAACAACATTTTGGCCTAATTGTCTTGTTGTAGGACTAAAGTATGTGGTAATGATATCAATAATTTTAGAAACAATCGCCCCTTGGTTTTGACTAGCATCTAATACAACATCAACATTAACAGATAAATCAATAGGATTTGCACTTTCAATTGAAATGTAATCATTAATCATTCTATAGTTAGATAGATAGTTTGCCACATTACTTTTTAAAGTATTAGAAACCGTGTCAGTTAAATTACCACTTGTATCGTAAGATAACATTTTTATTTTTATCTTATTATTTTCCTCGGTAATCGCAACTTTAGCAGGTGCACCAAACTGAGAAGGCATTGTTCTAATAATAGATTCGTAATCATTTATAGTTACCGCTCTATTTTGAGCTGAGAAGTTATATGAAACCATATTTCTAACTTCTTCAAGTGTTGGTGCGTTTGCTCCTCCAATTGCTGCAGTTACGTTATTACAACTTAATGTGTTTATAACGGATCTGTTAACACTTTCTGAAGGACCATTAACAAAAAATGATACCGTACCAATTTGATTGATAACATTAATACCTAAGTTTGTTGCCTGTCCACCACCAACTCTATATTGAATGAATAAAGTTGAATTCGATTTTAATGCTGAACCTAAAGCTAAATTATTCGAATATTTGTTTAAATCAAATCCTTTTCCTGACCTTGCAAAATCCCTAAGTTGTTCTTCAGCAGAAACATTACCACCACCAAATGTCATTTTTAAATAACCTTCAGGTGTATACTCAGATGTAAATTTAGTGTTAGTTAAAATATATTTACCAACCTTAGTGCCAGGTTGATCAGAAACTTTAGTTGGATCTTCAATGAATACTCTGTCTTCAGCAAGTGCCTTAACTTCATACCATCTATCGCTTAACCCTAAAAAGTCCTGTGGATTTGGAATTGTATTAAATTGAGTCCCATCTTTTAAAAGGACACTTGTTATACCTAAAACATTTTTTTCAGGTAAGAATAATTCAAAGAATGGTTTTACATCGTTTGGTGTAATAACTCGTTTGAATACTTTTGTAAACCCGTTTACAACAACTTCCCTTTTTACAATGTTGTAATTTAATATTTTACCATTAGCATCAAAGTTAGGTATCTTTAATCTATTTAATGTTCCTTCAGAATTTATTGCCGAGGCAAAATCAATATCGTAAACGGTTTCAAATGGTTGACCAGCACCACTTACTTGGGATCCTCTCCTTAGAATACCACAATATCTTAAATCTTCTCTATCACCAAATGCGGGAACCGTTATTGAGAAATCTACTAATGCCACCGAAGGTCTTTGACCCGGAATTTTTAACCCGTAAGTCTTAGCGATATTATATACTGAAGATTTTTGTTGTGCAAATTGTAATACCGTTTCTTGAATACTTCTATCAATATTAAATTGTAGGTTATCTGTAACGGCAGCATTTAAATCTAACATTACTGAGAAAACACCAGCGTCGTTAAAGTTCTGTACTAAATCAGGATAATAAGTACGGGTAAAGTTAATTAACTCAGTTCTTATTCCTTGGAAATCTCTAGTTGTGTATGATATTTTTTTCTCAGCCATATACTATTAAATATTGATAATAACAAAATCACTACTTTCAAAAGCTTGATTTGTGACTTTATAATCTATTTTAATTTTTGCGGTATGTTCTTTGTCGCTTATACCTTGTACTTTAAATTCTCTTTCTCCATCAGGATTAATAAAAGTACCCTTATTTTCCTCACCTAAAGAAGCGTCGGTTATTGAGATATTTGTTATCTGTACACCAGGCATATATCTTTCAACAGAATCCCTAATTTCACCTTCAATTTCACTAAATGTAGGTCCATCAAGAGGTTCAAAAATATATTCATACAATCTTGTTCCAAAATCAGGAAGATAATATCTAT